GAAACAACCAGTACCAAGTAGCCAACGAAACCGTTAGCCAACTGGCCCCCATATCTCTTGACTTGTCAAGGATCACATCGACACCGTTGTCGATACAAGACGAAAGTTCCGTAATTATCTGGTCTTGGACAGGCCAAGTCAGAAAAGGAATATGATGTTCACTAGCAGGAACTTCTTTACCACTGTCATCAACCGCTTTAACTACATACGTCCAACCAAACAGGTTTAGCCAGAAATGTATGCTTTGCTGGCAATAATTAGTCAGCTTTTCTTGCTCGTCCTCGTTTCCCAGTGCTGCTTCTAGAAGCCACTCTCTTGCTTCCAGATTTTCCTCCAACTGTTTGGGGATCAGGAAGTTGGTTGCTGGATCCGTCCAATACTGGGGCGAATCTAGTTGGTGTGTCTTCAGGGGTATTGAGGCGTTGCTTTCGCTCACGAATCATTCCTAACAATTCATCACTTGTTCTACCGTGGCGAACTTTAATGTCCCCGCCACCAGGACCGCTTATTTCATGCCTGTTTGCAAACAAAGTTGGATGCAAAGCTTTGCTTAAATGGACTAATAAGGGAACATTCCCATCCATCGCAAGTTCACGGCACTTTTCAAGAATTGTATCTTTAGATTGCGCATCAGCTTCTTCAAACGCTTCCACATACAATTCATTCTTCTGCCACTCATAATGCTTTTTGCGTGCAACATTAGCTGCTCTTGCGGCCCCACTAACAGTACCACACTGCACATAAGCAGCTAAAAAGCGATGCTGATTTATTGTCAGCTTCCGACGCATTCAATACTCGTTCTTTCTCTTCGCTTTTTTCGATTTGGTACCAGATTTACCCTTAGCACCAGAACCACGTTTTCGCGTAGCCGCTTTTGCTGCTCCTAGCGTTCTTTTTTTAGTAGCCGCATTTCTTCGACCTGCATTAATTGAAGGAGTTCCTCCTCCTCCTCCGCCGCCACCTCTAGGCATAATTCACCTCACATCTTTTCGTAATAAATTCTTACGGTTTTATCAATACTAGGATTTCCTGATACAACTTCTAACTCGCCTCTGCAATATGCTCCAGTGCCATTGTTTATGTCAGATGTAGCAACATCCAATTGATCCAAAGTCCCTGTATACAACTGCATTCCATTGGTTGCATCGTTTAATGTTAAAGAAAAAGAACTAGCTATAGCTGTGTTTGAACTGGTTACTTCTATTTGAATGACATGTCCAACAATATCTACTGTCGTTCTAGCTGAACCGCCGCCCGATGTTAGCGAAACAGTAATTACACAAATGTCGCCATCTCTTTTAATGTCTGTAATTGTTGCGCCCATATCACATCTTGATGTAGTAAATTACAAATGTTTGCGTATCTGCATTAGCAATACTGGAAATAGTTGCTTTTAGCGGACCTCTGCAATACGCACCGCCTCCCGCATTTACATTGTCAGGCGTAATGTCTGTGGCAGCAAATGAAGACTTAGTAAATAGAGTCATACCGTTGGAGGTATCCTCAAGCGTAAGAGTACACGCTTGACTGCCTGATTGAGTAACTGCCACTTGGACGATTTGGCCGACTACCGTATTGCTAGTAGTTACATTGCCATTAGCGTCAGCCGTCACCGTCAGGGTGCAAAGAACACCGTCTCGTTGATGTGATGAAATTGCAACAGCCATTACTTACACCCACCCTTGCACTTGCCCCAGGGCATCTTTGCATTAAGCCAACAGAAAAAGCCCGTGCATTGCAGAGCAGCACCGACTACAAACCCGCCAACAGCGGCCAAACAGAGCATAGAAATCATTATCCGACTACCTTTTTCTCAGGATCAAATTTGCGGTCAGTAACGTGCTGCAAGACCTTCTTCACCGCTTCTGGTGTCAGATCCTTCTCAGCCACACTGTTAGCAATATATTCGCCTCTAGCACGCAAACGCTGTTTCAACGCATATCTTTGCCACAACATTCCGCCCAGATATGCCAAACCCATTACGCCAGCACACCCAAACATCCAAGCCGATGGCACCACCAGATGATCTAGAACCTTCAAAGCCCAGGCATTAGCTGTAACCAGCAGGGCACCCAGAAACATCAACCCAATGCCCGCTGCACGCGAGCCCAAAAACCAACTTGCAATTCCAGCCAATATGGCCAATAATCCACCTACAGCCACTGGCCAAACTAGCCCCACACTAGCTGCCGTAGCTGCAACTTCTCCCGTCATCTCAGGGCCGGGCAGTCCCGTAGGAGGGATGTGACGGGCCGCCGCACAGCCCGAGATGACGAGGGGGAGGGTAATTATCAAGCAAAACCGAATCAAGGATTGCATGTCATCATGCTCAAATTAACCTTGCCACCCCCCGGTGCAGACACATGAATCTCTGCAAAACCGTTAGGGGAAATATCAAATTCGTAGTCTTCAGGATTGAAGTAAAACTCTCCGTCTGGTTCCACCTCAATAGATTCAACAGGATTTAGCTCTGTGCCAGGACCGTCGCTGTAAGCCAAAGTGGCAACAATCGGATTTTCCTGATCCTCGTTAGACACACCAGCGTGCTTAAAAACACGGTCAGACGAAGATACTTCACTACGCAAAACGCCGTTATCACTAACAGTCTCAGAAACAAAACGGCATTTTTTTCCCATATCCAAAATCAAATTCCTTTATCCCGAAAACAATATGTGGCCGGAGAGGCTCATTTGCGATCCACAGGAATCCTAGATATCTGAGCTTCCATCATCTCCACACGATCCGCCAAAGCCTGCTGCTTGACCAAAACCTCAGTAAGCAGCCTGTCGTGACGCATGAACTGTGATCCTAGCAATACCACTACGGTCAACGTCAGAGTAGCAATACCCAACCAATCACGACTGCTTAAACGTACTGTTTCCGCATCTTGCCTTGTCATGAATCCCTCACAGGAATCTTGGCCTTAGCCAATTGAGCCTCAGTCAATGACCCTGGATCTGGAAACCTGCTAGAAGCACGACAAGCATTTCGCTCTTTACGCCACCATGAACGCAGTGATTTCGCAATATCTCGCTCGCCATTGTGTGCCAACCACGCCTCCCCAATTGCATCGCCACGACGGTCTGGATGGACCTCGCCTAATGCAGCAACAATATCCGGTAGCTGCGTTCGCCCCACAGGAGGTAAAGGCAAGTGTGCGTTGTCTTGGTCTAGTAATAGCTGCATGTTCGTGCGAGCAAAAGGTCAACTACAGGTATGACGCGGGGGATCCGTACTGCGGGGGTCCCCCCCCCTCCTTCTTGGCGCGTGGCCTGATCACCATCGCCGCCGCCGTCGCCGTCATCCATTCATCCACTAGCTGCCATCCCCACCATTGTGCGCACTCTCTTCCACTGCTTGAACGCTTCGCCATCGCTCAGCCGCTGGATGATCGGATGGCATAGCTTCCAGGATTAGTCCCGCTCGCCGGCTATCGCTTGTGATCGGTACACCCCTCACCTCAAGGTATCGCAGTGATCGCCCCACCGCATGGCGGGACACACCCAGGCTCTCCGCTAGCTCCTTCTGTATCGGTGGCCTGCCGTGCTGTTCAATCCACGCAAGCCATGCACGGCCGACTCGCTCCCTCAGTGCTTGCTCACGTTCCTTGCTTCGTCGCATCCTGCGCCCCCTGTTATCGGTGTTTTCCATCATCTTATGCAATAGGACACCAAAAGCCGATAGACGCTGTACCGCGTATCGCATACGATGCGCACACTATCAACGCGGAAACACTCCGCCCAACAAGCCAAGGAGGCTATTCGATGAACAGTACCGACCCCCCCACAGCGCTAGAAATGATCATCGTGAGCGTTTCAATGTTCACCTTCATCACTTGCCTAATAGCTACCATTCACCTATGCGCGCTTGGTTTTGGTCGCTTCCGGAATCGCAAGCAGCGCCTATCCAGGGCCAAGGGCTTATGTCCCCCAAATCCCCCATACTCCACGAAGGGAGGCGGGAACCGATGAACATAGAACGCATACTATCGAAAATTACCCCGCCGCCGCCGATGACCCCGGAGGAGTTTGCCACGGCGCGGGCGGTGCTGGATATCTCAGGCATCCACACTGAAATTGGTGAAACTAGAGACCCTGAGAAGCCGGAGTTTGTTAGCAGCAGGATATTGATCGCCATTCACGACGGGGAGCGCGTCCAGGTTAAATCATTGCACGAAGCTTTCACTATGGCTACCGAGGTGCTGGGAACGGACGGGGGGCAACCATGAGATTTATACGCGAAGACTCAAACGGGATTCCGAGTATCTGCGAGAAATTGGGCCGTGCTACGGTCAAATTCAAAGACGATCCCGCTACCTACTACGTTCACAGAATCCACCGAACAGGCTATAAGCCGCACGGCGAGGAATTCGTGGAGGTCATATATGGCCGAGCCGATTGCCCCTTCGGCAGTCAATCCCTGCCCGAAGGCCTGGCGAATCGGTGGATGCTGGGTGAGGTCGTACTACTAAACGGCCCCAGGAAAGGGGGCCAGTCATGACCGCATGGGATCGAGAACTACAGACCCACCGCGATATCGTGGCGGCGCTGGATAGCCTGCGGCGCTGGATATCGTGGGAGGTATTCGCGGCCAGCATGCTCAAGAGAGGCCTATACCCCGAAATTGTA